CTGGCTACTGGTGGAAGGGTGAATACGATGACAACGGTAACGAAACTTACCGTGAGAACAGCGATGGCTACTGGTATAAGATTGAATACGATTCTAACGGTAACGAGACTTACTATGAGAACATCGAGGGCTTCTGGGGCAAGGGGGAATACGATTCCAATGGTAACGAGACTTACTACGAGGACAGTAGTGGCTACTGGATTAAGGGTGAATACGATACCAACGGTAAAGAGACCTACTACGAGAACAGCAGGGGTTACTGGATTAAGCGTGAATACGATGAAGATGGTAACGTAACTTACCGTGAGGACAGCGATGGCTACAAACGAGGCACACCACGGAGCCAGTCCTGCAACGGTAAGGTCATTGAGGTGGACGGTAAGAAGTATCAATTAAAGGAACTATGAAAACAGATACAATAACATACGAAACGGAATCAGCATACGCCGATTTCCGCAAAATCAGTATCGAGTTCCACGGGGACTCCAGCACATCGGACGTTGTTGAACTCTGCCGTCGCCTGTTAATTGCAGCGGGCCACCATCCAGATAATGTCGAGCTTGACAAGGACGAGGGGGGGGCTATAAGCTGACGGTTTAATGTTCTTTTCGGGACAAATTTGTATCACTTTTTGTCCCAAATTACCCCCTCAACTTGTGACAAAATCTTACCACTTATGAACGTAAAAGAGTAGCCGCAGCTTATTATGAAATACTGGACAGAAAAAAGACAAGGTAAGATTTCACTGAATGATGTGGATGACGAACTAAGAACCTTAGCCATCAAGATGATGTATGACGGGACTGTATTGTTCCGCGAAGAGTGTGACGGCTATTATGGCGCGAGCCTATCAAGGGGGGATGCCATCAAGGCTCTCCTAGAGGCTATAGATTACATTCAATCGTATGACACTGAAGACTAGTAGAAGCGAATACAACCGAAATCAACCGAGAGTTAACCTCGGCGTTAACAATTCAAACACTTCACCCTATGTCCTCTCCTGCTCCCTATGGGCTATGCGTAATTCGGCTTGTGTTATTAGGCTCGCCGCGCCTCTTCCTAATATAGCAGTGAAGGCTACTCACCTGACAACAGGGAGCAGCGGGATGGCCTCCGCTGGGGTGTTCTTTTAATTCATCTTAAGGCACGTCCAATACAGGTTCTTAATGTATTGAGTATAGGTGCCACTAGCTGGGTTGTCCTTTAATTGAAGTTTAAACGATGTAGTTGAAGTTACAGGTATGAAAACCCCCGCCAAAAAAGTTTCTGACCGCCAATCCCTACTTGCATTAGGCTGAAATACCGACAATCCAAAAAAGTCAGATATTCCACTTGTTATATTAATGTTTAATTGAGGTCCTCTTGAATTATCGGTAGATCCACTGCTGGATCTATACTCAAAACCATAAAACATTAAATAATCTCCCACAGGTATCGTAACTTTATTATTGATAACTGTCAAAAAGGAATCTCCTCTATGTGCTAACGGTACGGTTTGGTATGTATTCGAGTTTGTTGAAAAATACGCACATCTCGCAGTTGCTGTTTGTTGGTAAGATGGGACAAAGTCTTTAACAGCGGCGCAAGTAGGAATGCTAGTATCGTTGTCTGCAAAATTATCGGTAGAAGTAGTTACAGTCTTACCGCTAAAATCACCAACCTCCCCATCAACATAGCTTTTGACTCCACCACTCGTCACCATGTTTTGACTGGTGTCAGTCGGTGTCGTGTCTGCGGACGCCACACGAGTAATAGCCGAATCAATGTCGGCTGCGGTGTTGGATAATGTGTATGTTGGCATAGTTTAGGATATTTTAATAACAGTTAAGTACACGTTTTGGGTACGAATACTCGTATCTTGTGGGACCCCGTATATATCCACTGTTTGGGTCTGTGTACTTTCCAAAACAATTAAACCCGATGATCTATGCTCATATTGAGCTGAACCATACTGGTTTGTCACACTTATGGTATCATTTGTCTTAGTTGACCCATTATGTCTAAGCTTGATGTAAAATACATCGCCTTCATCACTATTATATAGCCTTTGAAAATCACCACTATACTCCACCAAGTATGTACCAGCACCCAAGGTTACTGTTCCATTAGCTACAGCACCAATATTGTGCGGATCATACAGCTCGGTAATGGGTATCACTTGACTGTAGTTCCCATTAAAAGCAGCAAGCCTTCCATAGGAAGCAACTTTAAAACCACTACTACTGATTGCATCGTTAACAGCAGCGCAAGTAGGAATGCTAGCGTCGTTGTCTGTAGAATCTATGCCTGTACTTTCAGTAGTTACAGTCTTACCGATAAAATCACCAAGCTCGTCATCAATATAGCTTTTGACTCCACCGCTCGTCACCATGTTTTGACTGGTGTTAGTCGGTGTCGTGTCTGCGGACGCCACACGAGTAATAGCCGAATCAATAACGGCTGCGGAATTACTTAAAACATATTCAGGCATTTAACACTTCCATTTGCGAAGAGCCAACGCTTTGCGTGTTGGTCTTCCTTTTGAATCCTTCATGGGTCCCTTGACCCCAGACATACGAGCACAAAAAGACTTGCGACGCTTAGCAGCCTTAGACCCACGTTTCACTTTACCAGTTACGGGAGCCTTAAGATTAGCTCCTTCCTTGGCTTTAAAATAACGGCGACCAGCTGCTGTCAAGCCGCCAGTCTTACTTTTGTGCTCTTTACGCATTACTTAGAAACATCCTTTGTTATTAATTAAGTTTGTTTACTTTAGCAGTCCTTCGCTTCTTGCGAATGTAGTCGCTAGTTGCTTTAAATGTTTTACGTGCTTTGGCTGCGGACGTTCTGGCTGCCTTTTTAGCAGCGGGTACACCTTTTTCTTTAGCTGCTTTAACAGCTTTCTCAGTAGCTTTCTTAGCGGCGGGTACGCCTTTTTCTTTAGCAGCTTTCTTAGTTGCTTTAAATGTTTTACGTGCTTTGGCTGCGGACGTTCTGGCTGCCTTTTTAGCAGCGGGTACACCTTTTTCTTTAGCTGCTTTAACAGCTTTCTTAGCAGCTTTCTTAGTTGCCTGTACTTTACGTGAGGCTTTAACAGTTTTGTATGCACTGTGTGCTTTTTTTCCATATCGGGCTGCTGTAGTTAACGCAACTGCTGCTTTTGCTAATAGGGGTGCGGGCATGGTATTTACTAATTAAGGTTGGATTTGGATTATTTAACTTGAGATGAGCCAAAATAAAAGCCGACAATCGCTAATGCTGTTTGTCGCACTTCAGGTAAAATTACATAGCCAGTGATTGTTTCCCACTTGGCTCCTTTGATAAGACCAAACAAAAAGCTTGTGTCCTTCTGTACTGACACTCCTACGTCAGTAAACGCAACAATAAAGGGGGCTGCTATTACTGCAAACATAGTCGCCACAGTAATAAAACGACGAACCCAAGGACCACTGGAACTGCCTCGCTTAGCAGCAGCATCAGCCGATACGTCCGCTGCTTTCTGCTTCTTAATGGTCTGTTCAAACAGTGCTGCTTGGTTCTGCATCTGAGCAGCAATCAGTTTCATGACGAAACCACTGATCCCGCCGCCGAGCATTGCTATTAATTCTGGTGTCATTCGTCCTCCTTTATAATCTTGTAGATGTTAAGCACCATGTAAGTCAGCGTCGCCAGACCGACGATGACGCTGACTACTTCGCTGAACTGAGCGAGGCCAAGGGAAGCGAAAAAGCCGCCTGTGCCGACGAGTGATTTGCTGATGATGTCTTCCATTTTTAAGGTGCCGTTGGAAATTCTACTTCTCCGTTTTCGTCAATGTCGTCCGTAAGGTCACGCAATTCTTGTCGATAAGCAGCCCAAGCTGCACGTTTATCATCGGTCATAGGAGTGTCATTTAGTTGCGTCCAATCTGACTCACTGAGTAGGCGATTGCGTTCTGGTCGCAGCGTCTCTTTGACGGACTCTGGGTTTGTCTGCCAGAGCATCCCCTTGCGAGAGTATAGGTTGCCCCCAATCAGGAACAATGGAGTCTCCGACTGTTCAATCTGGTCAGCCTGCTCATCAGTAATCTCGACACTTTGTTGGTTATCAAGTGTCTCTAAGAAGTCAGTAGCGGAAAGTTTAACAACCCGACCCTTTTGATTGATTAATGCGTATTTCATAATTTGTTTATCCAATTAAATTTGCTGTTGAGCTGTTCGGAGAGTCGATCACCCAGCACCTCGTCCCAATCCTGAACAAGCGGTTCAACTTGGCTGCGAATGATGTGGTCGCCGTAAGGAAAACCAACGTCATACTCCTGAGTATATTGCTCCACGTTAGAGATATTATGGATGAAAGGTTCCTCGCCTAGATACCCCCAGACTTTATTCATAACGTCTTGAGGTTTCTCTGCTAAGTCCTCGGCGTGAACGAACAAAAGCTTGTCTCCGAATCGCTCCTTTGCCTCGTGCAAGCGTTCGATGGCGATTCCAATCGGAGGAGTCTGGAGCCATCCGTGAACCCGTTTTTCGAGCGTTGTCCAGTTCTGCGGATTCTGTTTTTCGATTCCACTGAAGACCTCTGGATGCTGGCGACGCTTCTTTTCCATGCTGGAAATAACGCCACGAATATCCCGAACAGGAACAAGCACCTTTGCGTCAGGCCATACCTTGAACAACTGGTCGAGGTGGCCAATCCAAGAACGGCACTTGTCAACCACTACTGGTCGGTCAGTGATGGTGTTAAAAGCGTTTTCGCACCCAGCCTTGACGTAGTCCAGATACATAGGCTCCAGAACATTCTTCTGGTCCACTGCCTTCGCTTCTTCGGTTTGGAATACTTGTCTCGCTATATAGCCGATTTCATGCAATGCGCTCGTAGGCGTAGCGTGAACCCTTGGGTTCTGCGCAAGGAGATTGCAGAGCAGCGTCGAGCAAGCTCTAGGGAGTCCAGATACGAAGTGTAGCTTTTTGCTCATCTATAGGTCATAGACAACGGTCAGACCGCCGTATGTCGTCCCGTAGCCTGTTGCTCCAACGGGGACATGAATTTCCGTAGCTGCAGCGGAGTAAAACGCAAGTGAACCCAGTGATGGGGCAGTCGTTGCTAGGCAATGGATGGTCGCCAAGGAAGAGCAACTGCTGAACCCGTAATTGCCAATTGCCGTTACTCCTGAACCAATGGTGACGTCGGTCAGGGAACTGCAGTAGCTGAAAGCATAACTGCCAATCGAAGTCACGCCGTTTCCTATGGTGACGCTAGTCAAATAAGTGCAGTAGTCGAAAGCAGCACTCCCGATGGAAGTAACGGAGTCTGGAATAGTTACATCACGTTGCGTATTGCTGGTATTGAACCCATATCTAAAAGCGTAGCTGCCAATAGATGTCACGTTTGACCCGATGCTAACCTCCTTTACGTCGATATACTGCATCCCGTCGCTGCTCGTAATCGTAGTGAAGTCCTCTATTTGCAGCTTGTTATTAATCCCACCTGTTCCTCCGCTGTCGGTCATAAAAACCGTGTAAGGAGAATTTACCGCACCCCTGATGCCAACGGTATCGCTGGATCTAAGCAAGGTATCAACGGAGGAAGATACTGTAATATTAGCCATTATATTTTAGGGTTGAAGATAGAAAGATGATCCGTCGGGTTGCAAGTATAAGGACGTACCGTCGGGCTGAAAATACAACAGGTCAGATGAGCCTAGGCCCTCAACAAATGTTGGACGACCCAACGCAATATTTAGAGAAAGATGCATTCTGTTCCTACTTTAGACCTAACTTAAAATTCAGTGACAGTGTGTTCATATTTAAACATTGTGTAGTGCTACAAGACCGCTAGTAATAGTAAGTTCGGTAAACACACCATAAAGAACAGTTCCTGCGCTCAGCGTTGTTTGCAACTTAGTGACGCCAACAGCGGTCGTGCTGGCAATACTGCTGATGGTGCAGTCTTTTAGGACTTGAATAGCTCCAAAGCGACCAGCAACTGAGCCAGACGAACTATCAACAATAACCGAACCTACAGATTCAGGATTTACGGTGTTATAGGAGGGTGAAGGGTACGAAGTGCTCATACATTGTCATATATCTAACTAAGAAAATAGTGTCAAGTTTTACTGGGTTTTTAATCGTATCGGCCCTGCCTTTCTGCCTGCACAGCCCGATCAACTAGGTCATTTTGTACATTCTGGACAGTTTCTCCCATTACAAAGCCAATAGCTTTCTGGAGGACAGGACCGATTATTGGGTATTGCTGCCCTGTAAGCGGTTTAAGACCACCAGCCACGTCACCAGAAACAACATCTACAGCCGTTTCAGCGATGGGTGATAAGGTAGAAGTAGGACCGAATTGGGCTGCATTCAGACCAAGCTCAGCGACACCAAGAACCCCCGATTGGCGTAAAATACGGCTAAAATCGAAGAAAGTCATATTTAGCGGATTGATCGGTTCTTTGGCTCTCGACAAGTCTTTCAGGACTGTCGACATATATGCAAAAGCCAAAGCAGTTCCGACATATGTAATCAGGTGAGCCATCTTGTAAGCGTTGTGCTTGCCCTCGCCACTGTAGCCGTGAAGGAATCGACGATAGACAACACGAGACATAGCCAGCATAAAACTACTATATTGCAGAGCTACACGAGCTGTTTCCCCCGTAATTGTACCAGCCTCCAATCCCAGACGAGAAATTGCCATAGCTCCAGCATCTGGTTCAATGACAGCCTCCTTCATGTAGGTCATATAAAACCCACTGAGTTTTCTCTGCAGCGGTGCGTTTTTAATATTAGACGAACCCAGCCTGTATTTACCATCTGGTGTCTTTACTACATACTTGGCTAGAGCAGAAATCTCTTTTTCCGTAAATCCAAACTCAAGCATCCTGCTTTTTAGGACAGGATTAATATCTCCTGTCCTAAGTTGATGCCCTATACTGTTTGTTATCAAGTCCAAAAACACCTGCTGGTGTGTGGCTGTGATACGATTAAGGCCGTTTAGCTCAAACATAAGCTGATTGGCCGCACCCAAAAGACCACCTGCGTATGACTCGCCCGTTACAACTCGCTGCGCCGTTTGACGGGTAATGATGTCAAATCCAGCTCCTTGTGATCGGAACCACGCGGCTTTTTGCTTATTGTTTCCACGAAACTGAGCGTCTGCTGCTTGTCGGTAAGATGCAACGAAGTCTTTAAATGTCACATCGTTACCTAAATATTGCAAGGTAGTGAGCATTAGAGGAATATCAGACAAAGCTGATATCCCCGAACCTGCTAAAAACAGAACATTGGAGAACTGTCGAACCTTTTGGAAATTATTAGCTATATCAACATCTACTGGGTTGTCTAACATCCCAGTGACCTGTTTTGCTGTAGCGTCCAAAATGTCGAAACCCTTGACCTTAGCCAGACCTGCGTTGCGAGCAACACCCATAACCATGCCATATGGATCGTGTCCTAGATTTTTAACCGATGCGATTTTTTCAGATCGGTTGCGAATCTGCTCAAGGAGCAATCGACCTAAATTCTCAAAGTTGCTAAGCTTAATCATCGCTTCGTTGCGATGTTCTGGTTTAAATGCGATCTTAGCGGCCTTTCGCATAGACCCGATAATAGACTTGGCTGCTGCGGTGTCCTCCTCTTCAAACCTGCCTGATACGATTTCACCGTAGAACCTACTGAGAAACTCTTTGATTTCAAAAGTATCAAAGGTTCTGGCTTCCTGCTTACCAGACTTAGCTTTTCGTGTTTCCACTGGGAGTGTCGTAGTGCGTCTACCCTCCATGACACCTCCGTGCAGTCGTTCAGTCGTCTCAGCGTCCACAACACCAAGCATAAAAGATACAAACTCTTTTTCCGACATAGCAGAAACCACCTGTCTGTCGTAACGCATACTATAACCAGTAAAGCCCTTACGCTGGCGCATATTGACACCGAGATGGTTGATCTCAGCCATCTGGCCGAGATTAATTGTTTTGATGATATCTACAAGACCTTGGAACTCTTCTACATCCTTCCACTTCAAAGGAATCGCACCGCTGGAAATAGAATCCATAAGATCAAGGTGCAGTTGAAGTGATCCTTCTTTGAGATTCTCTCCGTAGATTCGGGCTACTTCGGGGTTTTTAGCAACAAGCTCCCTGTATGACGACATGTAGTGCGTCGGATCTTCTCCTAAAAAAACCTCTAATAGATCGTTGTTCACCAGATACTCAATCAGGGGAGACTGGTCTTTTATTATCTGAGCATCAACCGCTCTTTGAATAGATGTATTGCGCTGCACTCCTTCACGCAAGCTACCGTCGAGCATGGTCTTTAGCTGATCCATTTTCTCTTTGGGAGTTTTTTTGGCATCTACAGCAGCTTTTAGGTTCCGAGCAACGGTGGCGTTGTGTACATTACGAAGAATCATTGCCAAATTTTCTTCGTGAAAATAACGGTTAACCTTGCCAAGTTTTTCAGTCATGGACAGGTCTTCATCTTTTAATATAAACCCAATACGCTGAACAAGGTCCAAGGGGGCCTTCTTGTCTTTTAGGTTTTTAAGAAGCGCGCCAATTACATCTTCAGTCGGATCACCTTTTCGTATGACCTTCATGATAGCAATACGTCGCTTCTGGGAGCCTATCTGATTGACAAGACTGTCTTTGACATACGGTGTTATGTGGCCCAAGCCCATCTTGTCTAGTTTAACAACGGTGGTTGCAATGTATTCGTTCAGATCCGCTGCTGTTTCGGGTAACTGATTGGGGAGAAGCTCAGGCATTGCCTGCTCATCCCCAAGCATAGACTCAATTGTATCCTCTAGGTACTTAACTGGGTCTGCTGAATACTTCCGCATCTCTTCTGCACGAGACTTAAAGTTGGGGTTGTCGTAAGCAGTCTTTTTTGATATATTCAACGATCTGTTTCTCCAACCACCAAGTTGATCCTTTATTTTCTTAATTCTTTTAATCTGATCTACATTTTCTCTTAGCGTAGCAATAACCTTAGCAACCCGTTTAGCAACGCTTTCTGGTTTTCTAAGACTAAGTAGGCTTTCAAAACCATCGACCTTAAGAACAGATGCTGCGTAAGAAAGAAGGTTATTAACCATCAACTTATATTTACCTGCCAAGGTTGAGTCTGTTTTGTTAAGTTGGATCCAAAACTCTGGCTGGGCTAAGGCAAACTCCAGTAAGTGACTGCCCGCCTCCTCAGTAAATGCGTCTTTTTCTTTATACCAAGGGTGTGAGTAGTATCCTCTTTTTTCAAGAATCTCGTCTAAGGCTTTCTTTATTTTTCGGCTTTTAGCAATATCCAAAAGTTTGTTGTACGCATTTGGGTCAAGCTCCTGTACAATGTGCCACGACTCATGGAACATCGCACTTAGAACTCGCGTAAACAACAACTCAGAAGCGGGGATTTTTGCATCTGGTATGTGTTGAGATGTGTGCTCACTAAGATAGAAAAGAGTGTGCGGTTGGCTAATGTAATTTCTTAACTCATTGTCCACTACCCAAGCAATAGCATTATACTCATCAACAAACTCTTTCCTTCTAATTGTCGCTGGAATGATTTTTTCTCCGAAGAAGACATCATTCACCATACTATTAGCATCTTCGACGATTCGGGCGTATGTTTCCCCAATTACGTTATCTACAGCCCCAATAGCAGAATCAACCTTTGGCTTTAACTCCTCCGCTTGTTTTTTAAGAAGCGCAGCATGTTCAAGTGCTTCTTGCTTGGTGCTGTAACCGTCAAGACGATGAGCATCTTCAGCTTTTTTTAGAAGTTGAAAGTAGCGTTGTTCCAGCTTTTGTGCTTTATAGGATGCCTCTATTAGTGATTGATTCGCCGAGGACTCTGCGTTGGTAACAACGCCATAATCTTCAGTAAGAGTGTATTCTGGGTGCAGCTGAGCTGATCCACCGTTTTGATCAACAGCATCCCCTCGTTTGCGGATTTGGATTCCGTTTTCGGTTATGAACTCAACATCGACGTCTGTAAGATTCTGCACCTTACCAAAAAGAACGGCGTCTCCGACTCTCTTAACTCTGGCTTCGTATTCCTTACGAGCCTTAAAAATACCGACCTCCCCAGAGTTAACTTGGGCTAAGAAGTCATCTGCCATCTTAGAGGCCATAGTTGTCATCTTAAGGTTCGTCTCATGTGCCTTAAGAACACTCGCTACCAGAAACGTATCTTCTAGTGTCATCTCATCAGCAACAACTCGACCTTCTGCTACGTCAGACAATCTTTTGTTTTCTCTAATAACTCTAGCAATAGCTTTGTCGCCAGAAGCATACACGGACTCAAGTGCCTGTGGCATCGTATAGTCTCCTGTCATCATACTATTGTATGCGTCATAGTCGGCTTTGGCTTTCCTAACCTTTGCTGCACTTCGGTAGGCCAATGTACCTGTTCCAGCAGAAAGAAGAGTCGAGAAGACACCGTTCATGGCCATAGACATCTGTAAGTGATCAACTGTGTACTCTTCTACACCAAGATCGTTTGACATAAACGCATAAGGGACTTCAAAAGCAGCTCCATACGCTAACGTGTTTTTAAACGTACCTTTGGTTGTATGATAAGCAGCTGCTTTAGCCCTTCCTGCAGCCGCATACAAAGAACCCTTTGCTACGTTTGCACCCAAGCCCACCCCAATAAAATTAGCTGGATCTGTGACAAGGCCGACTCCTAAAGACGCTACAAGTTGGGATGCTTGTCGATCCTGACCTCTGGCCATTTCATCATAGTAACTGAGCTTGGCGGATTTTTGGATCCGACGTTGAAAGCTATATGGGTTTTCGTTGCTACGAAACTCTAAGCCGTATTTAGCTGCTGGGCTGGCATCGAACTCTTCTTGAGTAACAGGGGCATATTTGCCCATCTTCATATCCCGTCGCTCGTCATACTGCTTAACCCAATCAGCAGCGGTAACTGTAAAGTTACGCTCTATGGTTGCAAGGGAAGTGGCCTTTAAGCCCTCAACGACTCCGTAATCAGTTGGACTGTAATCCTGTCCTGCTATCTCGGACAAAGTCCTTGTTCTGATTAAGGAGTTTGGGTCTCTTTCTGGTATAATCATTTATTGACTGAGTAGGTTCCACACTCTGTTTTGAGAAGAGGTGGCTGATGTAGTAAAATCACCAATTGTAACATCAAGAGGATTCAAACCGACATCCTCCAAAACAGCTTTACGTATTATTGGGTTGATGACATCTACTGGAACCAAGACTTCTTTATTATCTGAATCTACAATAGATTCGTACCTAAGCAGCCGAGGATTGTAAGCTTCCAAAACATAATATTCCCTTCCTTGTCTAAATGTAGTACCACGAACCTCTGCAATCGGAACTCCGTCACCTTTTGGACCAAAAAGCCCTTCACCTGCGGGATAGTAATTGTTATTACTAAGACCAAGGAATAAAGCTCGCTGATCCATTTCCTCAACACCTTCAGCTTCCATTTGGCTGCGGTAAAGTTCGGGAGTAAAACCCACCTCTCCAACAGGTAAGGTTGTCTTCTCGATTTCTGCTTTCAGATCTCGAAAACCAAAATCCATATCTCCTCGGACTATATCGGTATCAAGAATATTGTAGTGCTTGGTTGCCCACGCAATTACTGCTGCCTGACTGATCTCGGCAACACGCTTTGCCCCTGTCTTACCGCCTAAAGCGGGCACCTCACTGATGGGACTAATAAACATTGATCCTAAAAGACCTCTTCGCTCGTATTTTGGATCAACATTTTCGTTGTAAACTTCGGGGTGTATAAAAGCAGTCTGACCTTCTCTAACTTGACGCAAAGTTCCATAATAAGGTCGAAGATATCTGTCTTCGTGCTGCTGCACTAACTCAAATACCTCATCAGTCGAATGTCCCTGCTTAACATACTTAGCAATTAAACCCTTTAGTTGGTTTTCATAGAAAACTTTTTCCCTGTATCGGGTAGTACCATCAAGTTGCTTAATTCTTTGTACTGAATCAAGCAACTCTACATCCATCACTGCGCCAACATCCTCTTTGGCGTAAAACTCGTCGTATAGATCATTAACTTGATCATTATCTACGTTAGTCACCGCCAAGCGATCAAACTCAAGTAACTGTTCCGTCACTGTCTGTGGATCATCTCCCTCGCGAACAGCTCTTGCTGCAGCCATGAAAAGCATATAAGTTTGATGCTTTCCTTCGGATATACTTGGACTGCCTGCAGCAAACATAGCACCTGCAATTGCCGCCTCCTCGTGACCTCTGTTTTTAACAAGTAGGTTGTACACATCGGAAGCGGCTTGCTCCACACTGTGTCTTTGTTTAAATCTTCCAGAAACTACTTCATCGGTTAATCCAAACCACATCTCAGGAGGTAGTTTGATATTACCTCCAACTTCACCATAAACCCCAGCATCCATACCTTCAGCTGTAAGCTCTGGCAGAATTACTTCCGTGTAGTAAAGACGGGCTTTATCCTGATCTCCCGATGTAATAGCATTTTTAAAATCAGGATACAATGCGCCTAGTGATGCTAGGTCACTTTCCGCCAAACCTCGCTCTACTATGTCTATGCGCGAGTTAATGTAGTTCTGTACTCTCTCGACTGTTTTGTTACTTAAGGTACTATCTTTATCAACAATAACCTGAAAGTCAGCAAAGGATGGTCGGCTATCTGGTCTGCTGAGAATAAATCGCCGAGCCAAAAGATCAACTAAGGAGTCCCTATCCCCCAACAGGTTGCCCTGAGCATCCACTGGGGGTGTAAACATGGACAACACCTCTTCCATTTCTCTAAGGGCATCTCCGTGTTCTTTTACAACGTAAGGGTTTTCTTTTGCATTAATTACCTGTTGCTCCAACTTTTGAGCTGCGCTTCTTGAGTCAGTAGCTGACGTAAGATTCCAAAAAGCATCGTAGGTGTTATTAAGAGTAGTAAATTCTTCCTCTGCTTGTTCTACTAAATAAGTGGGGTCGCTTACTTCAGCATATCTTGTATTATATATGTCCTCTAGATTAAGTAAATGCTCCTCGGTAAAACCATAACTAGACAGAGACTCGTTTACAAACGCATCGCCTATTTCTTTGCGAGCGTTCAACTCATCAGCACTGTTTGCTGTTTTTAGCTGATGCTTTAGTAGAGCAACAGCACTGCTGGCTGCATTTCTTCCAAACGCATTCCGCATATCCCCTGTAAGCTGTGCATCCAGCAGATTATGAAATTCGTCAGAAGGTATTAGCGAGTTGAAAAGAGCAACTGCATCCGCTGACGGAAGCCCAGAAGGGTTGTTGGTAATTGCTCGGATAGTTGTGCTTCTTAGTCCATCAAGATGCCTATTGGTTCGATTTGAAACCAGCCTATTGTTCTCTTGAAGAAGAACCTTGTTGTTAAGCATACCCCACGACTCACCTGCTTTTTGTCGGTAAGGAGCAAGAGCCGATTCGCTTTCAATCAAACCACCTGCGTCTTCACCCAGAAATTTATTAAAATCGGGCTCTTGAAGCTTGCTAAAATTAGCCTTTGCTTGATTTATCTGATCAATGTTTCCTGTTTTAAAGGCGTGATCAAGTTCATTATGCGCACGATCAAGTTCTACGTTGTAGTTTGTATAAGCCTCCCCTGACAGCAACTTCTGTGCTTGCTCTTTCTGTCGCTTTTGTTCCGTAGCTATTTTAAACGCAGCTTGGCCTACTTGACTGAGACCTTGGGCTACATCAGATAAACCACTTCGGTAGTTCGAAGTAGTATCAAAAGCTGAGAAAGGTGCTTTTTGCTGAGGAGCAGTTTGGGTATTTAATTGAATGGCCATATATCACTCTTTCGGTTTCTATGCCGAGGGCTAGCCCTTGGCTGCCGAGGGCTGGCCCTTGGCTGCCGAGGGCTTCATTTCACTGCCCATATAAGCTGCTTGTCCGATCCCACCAATCAAAGAACCATAAGCACCAAGTCTGGTGTTTGATGCTTGATTGCGGAGCTGTGTAGCTTGGTTGGCAGAAGAAGCTAGTGTTAGTTCACGCTGAGCAAGACCCTGATCCCATGCTAGGTTACGTTTACGCCCAGCCTCTCCTGATTGCAAATTGTATTGGTAACTTGATTCGGATGCGTCAAAGTCAAAACTAGCAAGGCGATTATTCGCTTCCATCTCATAGGATCTAAAGGTATCTTCGAATGTCCCATAAGATGATGTCATCTGTATACGCTCTTTGGCCAACTCAGCATTAAGTTGTTTAGAAAGAGCAGTCCGTTTTTTCTGGTTAGCTTCCATATCTCGGTATTTATTGGCTTCTGCAGCTGACTGATTAAAAGCCTCCTGATCCGCAGCAGCACGAGCGTTGTTAACGTCGATCTGTGCGTTATACACCCCCTGCGCCTCAGCAGCCTCCGCAGCATACTCCTGCGCTTTGGCGGAATTCATCGCGGATCTATAACTTATAAGCGAGCTAGCTATTATTGAGATTACTGCTACTTCCATATCAATTTAAATCAGTTTTGGTGGTTATCGAGGCGACTGTCAAGGGGTATGGCTCACTGTGCTTAATTGTTGGTACATTGTCGGCACCAAATGTAGAGCCTGTCACTGGTCTTTCTTTATCAAAACCAGTGAAACCTTTACCGTTTCCGTAAGTTGTGGATGTTCGGATTGTCTCAAACCTATCCTTTATACCCAACATGAAGCTCCATGTGTTAATCAGGAAAAGCTTTATCGAGATAATACGAGCCGTTTCCGAAGAATACGCTGGTTTGTTGGTTGCGTCCCATGTCGGGAACATCATCTGTAGTTCCCCTGTATAGCGTAGGCCCACAACCACCCGCTCGGCCTGTGCGGATATTGGAACTGTTCCGTCGGATGTTGCTGACTCACCTATATATACACCATCTTCGACAACAGAAACAGTTTCTCCAGCTCCAAAGCGTGCGCTTATATCGTTATTAATTAAACCGTTTTCTGGTTTTACCAACTCAATGTAGCTATCCAGCATTGGATAGCTCTCCGTCAGCTGCACAGGATCTGTTTCAGCTAACGCTTCTGTATAAATAGTACCACCACGTCGAACAACAATCCACAACTGATCCAAATCAGTAGCAGATCCTTTGTGCATTACAGACATATCCATTACTTTTACATTTGAACCAAGATCCTGCTCAGACCACGCATAGAACTCCTCCTGTCTGTGATAAGACAAGCAGTACAACTTACCTGATACGGTGCGAACCCAGATTCTTGGTTGGGGTGTGTGCTGATACGCAATTTGAGCGATAGTGTCAGTTAAAAATATCGGGTATATCAGCTTAGACACATCGTTAGATGATGCGCTATTCAGGGTTGTGTCGTGTTTATACTCCATCAGCCTTGTTCCTGACTGATCTGGATAAAACACAGAGCTGCCCACTGTTTCTGCCTGTATCTCACAGGGTTCCTCTTCCGTAAGCTCCATACGAATTGTTTTCGGGCTAATACCGTATTGGTATTGATTCGGAACGATTCGGTATATACCACCAGTTGTTCCGACAACCAAATCCTTAGCTGCGTTGATCCAACGAATAGATGCATTACGATTAGCCAGTGCATATGTTATAGCATCTGTATCCAACACTTCACCGTCGTCCTGCGTTGGCTGAAAACTTTGCTCCTCTCCAACTCTACTAAAGTAAATATAATTGGCGTTTTGATAAGTACCTCCAAAGATACGACGTTGTTCAAATTTAGCTACGGTTCTGGGATAATTACCACCATACCACGCACCAAGTTTTACATCTTCAAACAAACCTCCGTTTTCAAAAGCAAGTGTTCGTTTGTCACGAGGAGCTGAGTTAAGCAGTTCAACTACTACTTGCTGGGCACTGGTGAAGCGAACTACTTTCATGTAGACGCTGCCCGACTGCATACGACCAAGTATATGTCGGCCTATGTCCTCTGGAAGGAAAGTGGTTTCTGTAACATTAAGGTTAGCGTCATTTGCAATCTCAGTGGCTGTAAAACTGCTGGAAGTGGCAGGAACTATCAGATTACCCGCTGTATTTGAAGATGAATACTCTTCAACTTTCGGGATACCGTCTGCCGAATTATAACACTTCACACAGTCAAATTGTTTTTGGGTGGATAAGTTCCCAATCACATAGCTTGCACTTACGGCGGGTGGGTTTGTGTCGTTGTGTGGGTTGGTTGCCGATAATTTATTAACAAAGGTATACGTCCTGTTTCCATTGCCTTGCAAAACGGCGTTGACTATCTTAATAGCCCCCTGAGTGTCAGGGCCAGCCATATACAAGGTGCCACTGGTAAAGCCGTCGTATATTCTATAAACACTCCCGCTTTTGTACACACTGTTATCGTAGGTTCCTCTGTAAAACTCAACAGGGTGGTCTTCGGCTCCAAGATGCTCTTTGATCTTAACCCATCGAACCAGATCACGATTCTCACCAACAACTACATTGTTATTTCGTCTATCACTACCCACACGAACCCACGAGTCGGTAAACCCCGAACTGAACACTGTAGTGTCGGAGCGCAGATGTATTTCATCTTCACCAACCCCATCCAACTCAAGAGCCTTACTTACTGATGGCTGTGTTGCCTCATCTACCTCATCGCTGTCTAAAAGATAGAGTTGTGCTGCATTATCTTCAATATCCAATACGGAAACAACTGGCTCCACATACACGGTTGTGTTTGTAGGGTTGTCGAGAGTGTAATTAGTCGTGTAAGTCGAGTCTACTACCTTACCTAAATATTTATTAGACCCAATAGTGTAATCCACATACCAGTCTCTAGTTGGATTGTTGACTACAGCTGAAAACGAATTGACACTCGACTCCAATTTAACGTATCGCTCATTTTGTGAAATAGTGAACTTTTTACCTGAGGCTTCTTTTTCAAGGAAAGGCTCTACATCAAATGACAAATCCTCCAGCGTCCACTGGTCGTCTCCCTGCACTTCGACGTTAGTTTGCAGTGTAACTCCGCCGTCGTCCTCAAGGGTATAGCCGTCACTGGACACAAGTGTTGCTGTTACATATGATAAGTCAGCTGAAAGTTTTCTTGGTCTATGAAGACCATGAGCTATATAAAGCTCTCCTGTTTCTGAACTAAACCGAATATCTTTGATATCAGTAGCAGAGTAAGTAGTGGCTACTGTATCCTTGAGTACACTGTCTTTGTCAAATATCTCTACTTGCTGAGGGGTGAATACTACTCTATAAGGCTCATCTGTTGATAAGACAACATCAATAGACGCAACAGCATCTCCAGTATAGTTCTCTGTTCTGTACCACTTAAACCCTGTCCTAAAGATAGCAGGGCCTTGTAGCGATGGAAAGAAGTTTCTAAACTTGCGCCCCGAATTAGCTATGCGCTTAATATCAGTACGTCCCAGAACATAATCACTGATTAAACCACCTGAGAAGTCTGTTTGGACATTACTATACCGAGCCATACCCTTGATGTGCGCTTATAAACTGAGAGTTACTGTCGCTGATATAAGTCTGCGCTGGTCCCTGACGGCCTTCTAGTGTGCGTGCTCTTCGAAGAGCCATAATATACTGTTTGTGGAGTATCTCATGTCGGTTTTCAGAACCAGACAACTCGATTGCCACATTTTGTGCTATATGGAGAGTTAGCAGTCGAACAAGGAAAGCTGGTAGTCCTTGTGCGGACATCTCTAGATCAGGAACATACGTGTATGTGATATTTAGGGATGGTTCGCTTGCATACAACTTGCCGTTCGCAAATCGGAAATCGGGAACAAGGTTGTCTTCTGCAGTCTCTATGTATAAAAATAAATTAAAATCGGTAGGTAGTGTATACTCGTATCCAAAGTTTTTAAACTCTGTTGATTCGACACCAGTCAACCCTGACCGCTTCGTGTTGTAATTAAAAATATTGTCGCCGAACAACTCAGTGACGGCCTGTAAGTAAGCACGATTAGTTATTTCGTAAGTACTGCTCGGCACGGCATCGTCATCAGCATAGTCCTCCATGTGATAGCTGCCAACCATACGCAAGGCAGCGTTCATTATCTTTAACTTAGATGCTTCTATAGCCATAGAGGAGAAGTAGCCTCCCCCGTCAATTCAGGGGAGGCTACGGTTTAGATTAAGCCTCTAGGCAGCGGATTTCGCCAGTAACCTCACCCCACATACGAGATGCTTCAGAGCAGAGCTTGAAGTACACGTAAGGGATGTTCTTCTTGGCTGGAACACGCCACACATCGCCCTTAAGGGATGTGCCGATAGACATCTTAAGTGCCTTTGGAGTTGCAACGATAACACGACGCTCGTCGTTGTTAGCACCGTCGTTGTTAAGACCAAGACGCTCGGTTTGGATGAAACGGAAGCCCATGAACGTAGTGACCGCACCTTCTGCAAGGGACTTGCGAACAGCGTAGTCAGAGTTGATGATCTCCTCGATTCCAAGAAGGTCGTTGAACTGAGTCGAAGTAAGGAAGCAGTTAACGACGTCATCCTGACCAATAGCTTCAAGACGAAGCATTGTGCGACGAGCAGCCTTCAACTTCTCAAGGGTAAGACCAAGAGGAGCAGCACCGCCAGTTGGGGTACCGTCATAGTTAGCACCGATGGAGAAACCTTCAGTGTTACCAGCAACGATATCAACACCATTCTTTGCAGTAGCTGCATCGTAGGTGTCGATGATTGGGTTAGCCTCGTTCTTGCTCAGATTACCAATAGTGATGTTGGTGTCACGAGTAGAGGAATCGGCACGGGAGAAAGTAACGGTTGTGCCACCGCTACGACCTGTGTACGCTTCTCCGAATATTCGGTCGATGATGATATCGTCGATCTTACGCTTACCTGATGCAAGAAGTGCTTGTGTGTAAGCATTCATTGGATCTGTAAGCACGCGCTTAAGATCTTTCTCGTCGATGTACTTGCCGAGCTCGTAGTCCTTAAGACCGATGCGACGACGATCGTGAGAGATATCACTGTTAGGGTTATCGCCATAACGAGTAGCGTCTTCGGTCATTTCTTCGGCGACGCCGATACGATCAAAGTATTGGAACTCTTCGTTTTGGGATTCTTGTTCAAAATACGGTTGAAGCTTAGATTCAGTTTGCTGGAATGCTTGTTCGAAACCAGCTTTGAACGATTCAACGTATGCGGTGTTCAGAGCAGCGGCGTTGCTGATTGCAGCAGCACCTGAGCCGTTGTCTGACATGTAGGATGGATCTGAATATGCCATAATATAATATAAGTTAAGTTAAATAGAAGTTTGCTTTTCGATGAGCTACCCTTTCGGACTCTTCTAGTTATACGTAACCAACGGCCTTCTAAAGCTGATACTAGGACCTAAAAAAAGGCTACCCCAGTAATAGCTGGGATAGCCCTGTTTAAAGGAGATGTCAAGTCTATTTTAATCAGATGGGTACAAATTAGAGTATAACTTCGCCCGTTGATCCAATATTTGCTGTCGTTTTGTACGATCCGCCATGTTAAGAGAGGCTGGATCCGACATAATTAATTCCGCATGACTGGAATCCAATTCCTGAATTGCGCTCTTAATGCCATGAATGTTTTCAGCAGCAAACCCAGATGTGGGGTTGTTTTCCGCAAGAGGCAGTGCATCGCCAGATACCTCTGCGATTCTGTGAAAAACCTTAAGCACGGCTGGGTGGTTTGCCACAACAGGGTCTGAGTCGATCAACTCTCTAAGTTCGGGAATCTCGGAAGCAAGTGCTTCGTACGCCTGATTGGCTTCGGCTAGGTTTGACTCATACTTTTCTCCCCACTCTCCTTGAATGGATTGTCGGTGGTTCGCAACTAGATCCTGTGTTTCGGCGGACATACGGTCTTGTCCATCAACGGCCATCTGAGCATAACGCTCGTATAGTATGTCGAATTGTTTTTGACTAAGACCCATCTCTGCGGAAAAATCCACAAGTTCCTGAATCGTCTCATCTGCGAAGTCAGGGGTGGATTCTGCACCTTCAAAAGAGAGCTCATCTGAGACTGAGTATTCACCGTTTTCGGGTCGAATCTGATTGTAGAAATCCTCCCACTGCTCGTCTCCCCAGTCTTCTTGGGGAGCCTGTAGTCGTTTATTACCCAATGCACTCTGCGCATTAACAAGTTGATCAGCTAATGCATGAATCGACTTGGTGTTTCTCAGGGTGTCGTGTGCCTGAAGCTCTTCTGGCAGTGACTCGTAGAACTGTCCGTATGCGTCCTCTGATGAGAAATCAAATTGGCTGGGCGAAGTTGATGGTTCGGAGGCTTCCTGATCGACGCTTCCGCCTCCCAGACCTCCTGTTGGTTCTGTATCTTCTGACATATTATTTATTCTCCATCTCTATCTTGTTAATAAGTTCTTGTGGATCGTCTTGACCCAGTAGAGTGAGAAAGCTCATAGCCAAACGTCTTCGTCCTTCACATTCACGAAGCTTGGCTTCGTCCGAATGAAACACGGGCTTGGTTACGTGACATTCACGCAAGAGTACTTTGAAGAACCGCTTACCGTGCGGTGTCTCCAATATATTAGTTAAATCTTCTTTAAGCTTCGCTTTCTCGCGGAGCTTACTTAAGGAATCTAGGACTTTCATGTTATATGTTCAACAACTGACCCACGCCTTCTGGATCAATCTGCTTGGCCTGAGCGATATCTTTCATCGCCCCTCCGATTTGTGGAGCAGCCTCTACAGCGTCTCTTTGTTGTTGTTGTTGTTGGGATGCCTGTGCTATCTTAGCTAGTTCTTCTTCGGTCTTTATGATATCTGGTGTGATGTTCCGATACTGTGCGTAACTGGCCAACAGCCGCTGCTCGTTAACGGCACCCATCACTTCAGGTTTAACCTGAGCCAAAGGTGCAATGTCTCGCATAAAGGCACTAATATCTGAAAGTCGAGTAGCAAACTGAGACTGAGACGCTGGGCTGGAGTAGGATACCTCAAGTGACGCACCAGACAGGCTTGCTGGTTTTTCTGGTAACCTACCAGCACGATCAAGAAGCTCAAATGTTGCTTCAATGGCGGGTCCCAGATATTCCGCTTCCATGCGATTAAGAAGCGGAGCCAACTGGTTGAGCATCTGTCCGCGTACATCTTGGATCTCTGTAACACTCTGGCGTTCCTTCTTTTCCTGACGGATAATCTGATCGACAAAGAACGAACGGTTGACAGAGTCACGATACATGCGGATCATCTCCATCACATACTGTGGCTGGTTACCTGCCATGATTGGCGACGGCTTCTCACTGCCAGCCTCATGAAACATAATCTGACGAGAACCGTATTTCATAGGAAGCATGATGCTGTCCTCTTCGGCTGTCAGCGTTGGGAAGTTCAGATACTCGGCAGATGTCAGTGCTTCCTTAACCATCTTGTTAAGCGCACGAATCTGCGACAAACATGAGAAAGCGGGACCCCGTCCGTAGACTTCATCCGCCAACTTAGACCAACGAGGCACCAAGAATGTAAAGTAGCTGGATCCACTTTCCTGAAGTGGCTCCTTCAAAGCAGGGCACCAATAAGTTACCTTATAAGGTCGACCCTTGCCGACACGACTCCCTTTCTTAGCAGCCTTATCAGTGTTGGGCTCAATCGTATAAACAAGCTCGTACTTGTTGTGTACCGAGCTATCTTTGTTGAAGCCATCCATATCCTCAACAGCTGGGAACGATTGCATCAACTGACGAGCAGTTTTGTAACACCGATAATAAACGGTATCTACGGTGCCGTGCTGATCTGTGTCAAAAAACACATCCGCCAGCGGTCGAGAACGAAAGTTAACAACGCCGTTAACTTCCGAGATCTGAACAGGAGACGTTCCATAAGCACCAATATCCAAGAAACACTCGTGACTTGAGCTATAGAACTGAGATTGCGGCAGAGCGAACTCATGTAGGATCCGATCAGCTACCTTCTGCAGATACGCAAGTTCCTCTGAAGAGACATCATTTTGCGCTCGATTGACAATTCGAAGATAGAACCAACGATCAGACTTTGGAATCAGGTTAGAGCTGAGTCCGTTTGCAAACATCTGATTACACCAGACAGCTGTATCATCGTAAAGCTCCCGTGAATCATCCTCCTGCATAGGAGTATGTCCGTGATCGAACTTGTTTGAGTTCGGCCGAACATATCTCTGGGCATCATAGAACATACTGTCAAGGTTTGACCTTAACAGCTTAAGCTCCTCATAGCGTTGCTTGAGTCTAACCATACAAGCCTGAACCACCACCAAGGGTAGCGCGACCTTGAGTTCGCTTTCTTTGCGAAGTCTTTTGTCGGGGACGAGCAGCCTGCGAACCAAACAGGCCAGCAGATGTTACGCGGGCAGATGGAGCGGCTGCCTGTTTAACTGGCATCCGCGCCATCGGTGCTGGAGGAGGAGGAGGAGCAGGGGGTGGTGGGGGAGGAGGTGGTTTGCTTGGTGATGAGCCCATATTTTGATATACGTTTTAAAGTGTTCCACTCAAAAAATTTTTCTGAGTTGGGTTTGTGCATTCTGTGGTAACGAGTAAACGATACTCTGTCAAGGGGAAAAGGTGCAAGTTCAAAGAAGATGGAAACACTCTTGGATGGGTCGCGGCTAGCGGCATAGGCGATCCTCCAGTAACGACCAACCTCATCCTCAAGTACCTCTGCCATGAGAATGTAGGTGGGGGTGCCCCAATAGTAACGCTCCTCACCGTGTGGGCAGTTCAGGTAGTAATCCTGAAGCTGAATGAAATCAGCGTTTTGTGTGTGATACAAAACCACCGCCTCATCCAATAAGGATAGGCGGTAGTCCTCACCAACGGATACCTGCGACTTGATACTCATGCTTTGGTTTCTTTTTATCCAGTTTTGGTTGCTTTAGACCAACCGCTAATGTTCTGAAAGCGTCTGCTCCGTGTGAGTTGGAATCATGGACGGGCGTTTTTCTGAAAACTGCGCGAGAGCTATCAAATTCTTTATGGTAGCCCTTCAGTGCCTCAATGCCTGCGTAGCACGCTGTCTTTGAGAACCAACACTTCGGTAGAATGTTTCGGACGGCTTCGATGCCGTCAATGATAGACAGCTTCTTGACTGGAGTAAACTTCAAGCCAAGTCCTCTGGCTGTCTCTAAGCGAGACTTGCCTGTACCAAGCTCTCGCACCTTGATGTCGTGTGGGGCATAGTGCTTCCCATACGTCACATCCTTCTGGGCAGACCACCTGTGCAGTTCTCGTGCATAGTGGGGCAGCCCCTCCCCGCTGTTCTCGTAGTAGTTCACTATCCGTAACTCATTGCGAAACTGCTGGAAAAACCAAATGGTTGTCGCGTCGTCCATCCCCAAGTCCCACGCAGTGTGGACAGGGAGCAGGGGGTCGACCGCGATGCTGTCTACAACTCTCTTCTCCCTGTAAGCCTTGTTGATCTGCGATCCGTAGTAAGCTCCCTCCACTGGAGTCTTAAACGAGCACATATATTCCGATTGGAAGCGAGCTTCGTTGTTCAGCTCGTTACGAGCTTTACGAAGTTCGTCGGGTGCAATCGCCTTTGTGTCCTTGACCGACAGGTGGCTGCTGTACCACGCTTTGTCGGCCTGAGCTTTTAACAGCATCTTGTAGAAGTGGTTCTCACCACGAGGCGTTCCGTTGAACAACGCCCACCCTCCGTTTTCTGCAAGGATGGGGTTAATCAACTGCCACGCTGAAGGATCGGAGATACTATATTCCGAGAATACCACTCCGACGGGATTCGCACCAACCATTTTATCGGGGTCGTCAGATCCCATGAGCTGGATGATTGATCCATTCTTAAGGTGGATACGCATCTCCTGCTCACTCTTCTTCTCGACCAATTCCCTTGGGAAGTAGTCGATAAATTTCTTGCCCTCGCCAGTCATGCCGTTCCATACGATTCGGCGTGCCTGATTGCCGTAGGGCAACACATACCAGTAAGTGCCAACACGCTGCAATGCCTTGATCGCAACAATATTCACACAGGTTAGATCCTTACCAGCACGACGGTGCCAAGCAACAACCGCTCTCAGGCTGCGCTTCTTCTGGGACATATACTTCAGTAATGGAAGCTGGTAAGGTCTTGGCTCCCATCCCTGAGCTGGGACGCTAATATTCATCTAGATAATCGTCAAAGTCGTCGTCATCACTCAGCTCGCTCCACTCCCAGTCATCGTCCATACTACCACTGTCGCTGATGAAATTCTCGTGATACTTTGTTGCGGAGCTAAGCAGACCAGATGCGGCGTAGGGATCGCTGAAGCGAACGTCATATGCCAAGGGAGTATCGTCATCCGACGCTATGACCACATAGTGACGGAAGTGTTCTCCCAGTATGGCGATTGCTTTCTCTATTGGCTCAAGACTCACTTCTCTCCTCCTCGCTTAGAAATTCATCATAATCTTCGCCGATGTCAACGATTTCTGCGTCAACTGAATCTGCTAAGTCAGCTTTGGACACCTTACTGTAGTCCACAGACAATATCTTCATCTCACCCGTAATGTTCTGCTGGACGTCTACGCTCTTAAGTTTCGGCTGGGTGTAACTGGCTAGTTCCTTCCAGATAGATATTTTCTCCTTTAGGGGAACTTCTGTGTTATTGGTATAGCTCATCAGTTCCTCGATAGGATTGATGCCTTTGTCCGCAAACATGGCAAGCAAAGCCTTCCGTTGCTGGGCAGGGGTAGGAGCTTGGCTCATCATATCCAGGAACTGTTGCTTGATTGAGAGCTCATTCTCAACCTTAGCAAGATCTTTCTTAGCTACTATCATGTCTTCTTCTGCCTTCATGCGTTTACGGTGACACCGTGTTCTTTTTGCATTTTGCTGCTTAACAACCTGCTTTGGTTTCTTACCTGCAGCATAAGTTCTACCATCTGGTTTCTTGGTTGGCATGTAACAAGGTAAAACAAGTAGTGAACAAAATGTCAAGCGTGTCACACTTATCACACCTGTATCACACTTTTTTTGGGGGGGTGTGATTAACTTTATTATATAGTTATTAAGCACTTATGGAATCTGTCACACAAATCACACTTTTTTTGGGGGTCTGTTACAAGTAAACGTTAGGGGGTTAGAAAAAGTGTGATTTGTGTGACAGATTACGTAAGTCGTTGATAAAGGTACCATTTAATAAGTCACACTTAGCTCAAAAAAGTGTGATGCAAGTGTGATAAGTGTGACAGATTTAGCAGTAATTGCCAATTCCACTGAACACTTGTGCACTAAATCACCCGAAATCCCAAAAATTGAAAATTGGATTTGCAGGTAGGGACTCCTTGTTTCGTCACCGATTCGTTTCCCCCAGTGGGGGCCTAAGTTTCCTGTGTCGATTAGGAGTCGTCGGCTTGCTAATGCAACGCAGCTCCTTCGGACCCTCGGAACTTCGAACGTTGACCTTCTCTTCATGCGCCTCCAGACCCCACAGCCCACGAAGCGGGCAACAGTGACGCGCTAAACCCTTGGCTATCAGAACTTTGTCTCCGCTTCTGGCTCACGCCCACCCGAACGCGACAAACAAGGCGGCCTATCTATACATTCCACAATCGCAACACCTTACTCCACAAGCATTTGCACTAACCAAACCTCCCCCAAACACCATACAGCATGGGGACTTCTCAGCCCCCCTACCGTTTAGGCTAAGCGGCTCATCGACGTAGGTGCCCAAGCCCTTCTCGCAAAGCACTAATGCCGTCTGTCACGGACGTCCCCCTCTTCGCTTGAGGCCCGTGACGTGCCATGTCATCAGTCACCAGACTCCGTTCTCACGGCGGTTGGGTATTCCTAGTCAGCCTTTGCGCCGCAGCCGACAACGTCTCCTTGACATTGGATCCATGTCACTTTGACTTCGGATTTTGAAGCTTTTTTCCCATCGAATGTATTATAGTTTTCGTGATCGGAATTGCTCTAAAGAATCTGTAAAGGTAGTATTCGCACCCCGCAAGTATCGGAACCTGTGGGCGTCCACAACCCATGTCCATTTATCTTAAGCGGGTCGACGTGCATCGGATTCCGATGCAATTTTAGCGAATCTCCACCTTGACAGATTCTTTCGGGACGAGCAATTCCGCTCACGAAACCTATAATACATATGAAAAAAGCTACAAAATCCGAAGTCCAAGTAACCCAATATCAAGGAGACGTTGTCGCCTGCGGCGCAAAGTCCACAGAGGGTGAATACCCAACCACCGTGAGAACGGAGTCTGGTGAGTATATGAAAGTATGGCACGACACGGCCCTCAAGCGGGGGACGTCCATAACAGTCGACAAAGTCATTTGGGAGAATGGCTGGGTGGACACCTACATCGTGACCTGCTAAGCCTAAACGGTAGGGGGGCTGAGAAGTCCCCCTGCTTTCTGGTGTTAATCAAATCCAAAAACCAAACCCACAATATATACTATGCAAAACGCAACATACATCCTAACAGTAGAGTTCTCAGATGATCCCCACAACGAAGTAGAAGAAGAGTTCACCTCCCGTAATAAAGCAATAAAGAGATATGATGAAGTATCTTGGGAAAACAATGCTGAGTTATATGAGCATTCTGGATCCTTTAGTACTGTAATCAGAAGCACAATCTAACCACAACCTATACTAATCATGAATCAAGTACTACTAGCTTACCTAATCTTCGGACCAATCGTCACAGTCTATCTAGGATTGTTTATCTACATGTATATAAAACTAAACAAATAACATTATGGTAACTGAAAAAATAACACCACTAAAAGTAATGCAATCAGCAGCTGGATACTACGTAGGTAGAGAATACTACGACGAGGAGATAGGCTGCTGGTTACCGTATTCACGTAACAGTGAGTATTTCGCAACGGAAAAGGAATCTGAAGATTGTCTTCGGTATCTAGGGTAACCCACAAGATATACTAACAATGAACACAAACCAAAAACAAATAAGAGAGATGTTGATATGTTCAATGTCTCACCAACCCACAACCAAAACACATATGCTACTCAAACTACTAACTGCTCTGTTTATATGTATGCTAGTACCAGTATACATTTTCTCAACTTTATACGCTCTTACGAAATATAAGGTGAAGATGTATCGTTTGAATATGAAGGTTGCTAAGACAATGAAATATCTAGAACTCAAAAAATACCAAGATTTCAATGCTTAAACCTTATAGATATGTGACCTGCTCCGTGCAGTGGCGCGGGTGCGAGCAGGTCACATATCATAAAGATTTTCACCAACACAATAACATATATAACAATGCAAACAGAAATCATAGACACCATCACAGAGATCAACTCAACTGAACGTTACTCAGAAGAGAACAAGTCAGCCTGGAGATTCCTGTTCCAATTAGCTAAGAATCACGCATACAGACTCAAAACCAAGAGTAAGTATTCCAAAGATTCAATCACTCGTGACGTAGATGAGACTATGGTTTCTATCCTAGTCGACCAGTGGATGGCTGAGTATCACAACCACTACCAGTCACACTCTAGCCCACAAGATGATCGCCAAGCAGGTGACATCAGCTGTGTTCAAGCAATGGAGCAAGCAGCTAAAGAAGATGCAGTCGAAGCTATCAAGCAAGTGTTCAGCGATGACACTACCAGCACAGAAACCAAATCATCTCTACGTGATAGACTTCATGACCAAATAGCTGGCTCATCACCACGGCTAGCAGAGTTTCTCAAGCACGCATCTGACCAGTGGCTTGCAGACAACGCATACGAGATCGTAAAAAAGACTATCCGTTACACCAATTGCGACATCACAGCTCACTTGTCACATGAGCACACCAATGAGCGACACAATCTATACTACTCAGAGTATGAATCACTAGAGTCAGCTGACCAATCAGCCATTACTCAAGAGTATGCAGAGTCGTTCTATCAAGATCCAGAATGCGATCCAGACGATGCTCGATTCCTTGGCACACCACCTCGCAGCGACGAATGGGATGACAAAATGCGTTCTAACCAAATAGATCGCAAAAGGGGATCTGGTGGTGTCCTCAACGGTATCTACACCAACACACTACCAGAACCCAGCTACTACAACAAAGAATCCCGCAATCGTCTACAACAATCATACCTAGCTTCAGATAACAAGATAGATATTGAACTTGGCTCTTGGATGAAACGAATGAATCCAATTCGCCGCAAACGCCTAGTAACCAGTCGACTAGATCAAAATGGATAATAAACAACCAGCAATCTTGCTCTCCTACACAGGAGAGCAAGTTTCTAAAATCACACCAGTTCTAGTTCCTTGTGACTGGGACGGCACACCAGAAGACCTACCCTTCAGTATAGGCTCAAACCAAGTAGTCGTCACAGAACAAGTCAACATCAACACAACAACGTTAGCGACCTATTAAGTCATGGAAATCATACTATTCTCTTTAATTTCAGCACTAAGTATTCTCCTAGTGCTGACAAGAACACTCGGTCTCCACCGCACACTAAAAATAAGAAAGATATTGGATGTGATCATTACGTTTGGTATACCTATCCTTTTCGCAGGCACATTTAGCGGAATGATCACCGCGTTCTTTACAGGTCTTTGGTTTACACTGCTAACCTGCTTACTGTACGCAGTAGTAAACCCACCACAAATGCTCGTCAACACAAGCACTTATGGTAAGCAACAAGACAACAAAAGTAGTTCTGAGAGTAATCGTCCCTCTCGCTCTCGACGTTCTAAAGTGTGCCCTCACTAGATATACGTTCAGAGTTTTAAGAGACAGTGATAATCGGAGACGGCATCAGAACTACTACTAAAAGTAGCCCTTGGTCTTGGTCGAAGGATCAAGGGCTACCCACTTTAGAAAAGCAGCCTGCCCCGAAGGACAGACTGCTTAACCAAGGAACAATAGAACAACAGATAACAACTATGCCAAAACAACCTAGCTGTAGCAAACAGCGTGCTTGGTAAAGTTAAACATGTCAAGTAGAATTAGATATTTTTTGGGCTCATGTGAGTCAAAAACACAACAAGAACAATAAAAACAAACATAAATATGGCGCAAACAACAGTAACCCTCCGCTACGGTCTAACTAACACAGTTACTCGTAGCTTCGACGAAAATACAACGGTTGGTGACATCCTCACAGATCGTTCGATTCTTGCAGCTTTGTCTGCACCAGAATCAGTCAATGCCGTTTCGGGTGGCGAGACTCTCGACCACAACGAATACATCAGTAATTACAGTGCTATAACGCTGGAGCAACAAGCATCCAGCAAGGCATAGTTTGCTAACTTAATAGTAAAGTCGCAACAGCGTGAGGGAGGTAATCAGCCCCAAGAGGAAAAGGATGCAGTCATCCACTGATTGTTTTTTAATCAACAACCAAAGCCAATCATGTCCACCGCAGCTCATCAGGAATATATCTTAAAAAATGATGGAAATTTCTATCGACGAACCGTTGTAGAATCAATCCTTGCTAGGCAAGAAGATGCTCTAGCCTCTGTAAAAGTAAAGCCGACTTTCTACGTAACTCCGTTTGCGAGGTATCTTACACTATCAAGCGAATCAGAGACCCTTCATTATTTAATAAATAGTGCATGTTACGTAAAAGGAGACACATCCTCATCTCAAAATATGATTTACTATTTTGTTCGTGCACCCTTCTTCTACTTCAGCGGAGCAGATCTGGAAAGAAACGTTTCAGATAACCCTGAAGAAGAAAGACCATACCGTTTATGCATTCCCTACGAAAATGGGAATGTAGTAGAAGGAACAGAGATTATACGCGGAAATAGCCTTTCTTCCCCAGTCCGATGGTGTCCACAAAACGACGGCCTAAGTTTGTTCTTTATGTTCGGCATGTCGTTTGAAAACAACTCAGCTTTCAAAGTAGGCAGTCCTTATGTTTTCGTATACGATCCCGCGACAAAAACATCCTACGCCCCTAATCTACCAAATGTGTATGAAAGTGGTGAAATTTGCGCTGGCGAAAACTTTCCCAGAGACACAAGAGACTTGGACATATATGCAGATCAACCACTGGAGTTGATTAAAAGAAGTGTAACAGACTTAAACACAAGCCTATGTAACAACGATCTTAGAAATGTAGAAGCAGAAGCTGGCTACTTAAAGTTTAATAGGTCAGGTCTAAGCATCCCAAGGAGCGGTGACTCTGATCTTGTTAAAGACCACCCAACTTTCTTCTTAGAAACTAAACACGAAGCAATCCTAGACTTTTCATCATGGCTCAATCGTCAACAAGCATAGTAGAAGCACTTCAAGAGTGTAACTCTTCGTGTGCTCATCTTCACGAAGACCTTAGACACGCTTATAAGCTTTCACCAGCCGAGCTGTCAAGAACAGCAGCTGCTGAAGAACGGTATCAAGGCTTTATAAAAGACACCTATGATATCAAACATGGTCTCTCAGACCACCGATTACGCATACTGTTAAAGATCGTAGCAAAAGATCTCCCAGATTGCGGTAGAAAGCGTGGTGCAATACTCCGCTACATAGACGCATATGACAAACCTTTAGATGAAACAGGGTATTGTCTTTACAGAAAACTATCATCATTACCGTAAAAACTAACAAAGATTAATATACCACCACACTTATGAAACCATCACTAAATGCAGTAATCATCGGAGCAGGCGGCGTAACAAGCTACATGCTTCCCGCTCTTAAAAACAGCTTCGACCTGTCAGCAACAATCATTGACGGCGATAAGCTAGAAAAGCACAACCTTGACAGACAACTGTTTCGTAACAACGCAGTCGGTCAGTATAAAGCAGTAGCTTTGCTTAAACAATACAACTTCCGAAAAGACGAAGGAAACGCTATTCGTGAATATTTCAGCGAAAGTATGCTGAGCACGGAATACAAGGTGTACTTTTCAAAAGCCGACGTAATCATTTGCGCAGTTGACAACCACCCAGCTCGGAAAGCTGCAATCGAAGCAGCCAAAGAATACAACAAACCAATTGTTGTATGCGCAAACGAATACCACACCAGTCAAGCGTTTTACTACAACCCAGAGCTGGAGCACTCCTATCCTATGATTGATCCAATAGCTCGTTATCCTGAGATTGCCACAGACAGGTCAGGAAGCCCACTAAGCTGTCAGGGCATCGCACTTGACTCAGAACCACAGCTTGCTATCGCAAATCAAGTAGCAGCTAGTTTTGCCAACTATTTGCTATGGCAGTGGCACGGATTGTCTATAGATGTTAACGATTTGGTTGCAACGCAATACCTACCTATTGAGTTCCAAAGCACGTTTTCGCGTATGCAAACAATCACAGTAACCGACCTAACTAAGCTATACAAAGAACAACAAGCCGTATAATAATATGATTCAGCATATAATCCATAACAACAAGCTTTACAACAAAGTAGACAACGATATGTTTACAACATATCAAGAGATTGAAGTAAACAACACAGAAAACCTTATCCCTGAGTTTAAAGGTAAAAAGATTCCACGATCCATGTGGAAGCAGATCCTTAGTTTCATGAAACACTCATACGATGAGTTTGATTCAGAAACACTTGTGTATCTATTCTACGACGACACCAGCGATACACCCTGGAGTTGGTGGGTTCCACCACAAGAGACACATGGTATGTCTGTTAGCTCACTACCAGACCACCCAGATTACAAGAAGCAACGTAAGTTATATCCAGATGTTATGTTTGGAACCATCCACCATCACTGTTCGGTATCGGCATTTCAATCAGGAACAGATGAGTCCGACGAAGAAAACCGTGAAGGCATTCATTTTACAATTGGTAACATGGATGAACCTGATAACTTTGATATCCACTGTCGAATCACTATTGGTGGTTGTCACTCAGAAATCGAAGCAGGCACTTACATCGAGCAAGCAGAAAGTCCTTTTAAGAAAACAGCGGCTATACCCGACAAAGTTGAACGTGACCTTATAAATTATCTACACACAAAAGACATTGTAACTCTACCCACTAACCACAAAAAGTGCAAGTTTGAGACCATGTCTAATGTAAAAAAGAAAACATACACGAGTAAATACTCAAACAACATCCACTCACATCAACTTGGTTGGCACTATGGAACAGATGGAATTGCAAACACTGGAACAAGTTTCAACACACCACCAAAATTTAAAAAAAAAGAAAAAGAAAAAACCCACACAGACATAGCATCTGAGTTGGTAAACCTAATCCTTACTGATTATGAATACGAAGACATTCTTATTGGCTACTATAACCACATCGGTGATCACGAAGGCTATCACAAGCTTTACACAGGAGAAACCGAAGATTCAAAAGCTGCCTCAGACCTTAGCGCGCTATACGATAGCGAAGAGTTCCTTAGCACAAAAGAAGGTAAAGAAGCTATCAAACTCACTAAAGTGTTTCTCAAAGAAACATCTCAATACAACGGAGTTGACAACACCATCGAAGACATCAAACATGGTCTCAGAGACTACCAATTGCTTGATGACAACAGAGAAAGATTTCAATCGCTGGATACGGAGGATGTTTTTTGAGTGCCTTGACACAAAAGCTGTCATTCAGCGCATTGAAACTACTACATCGAATGGCGTTCCAGATATCTTGGCTATTCTACCAAACAAAGTACTTCTTATTGAAAGTAAGTTTGAGACCAAAAAGCTGCGACCAGAACAAGCCGCTTTCCAAATCAAAAGCAATGTTGTCCTCAAAGATTCAGTCAACAAGTGCATCACACTCTCTGCCTACCCAAAGTCAAAGAGATTCATAATGATGATGTTTGACGCCAGCTCTATTGGAAAAGAAGGCATAGAAGAAAACGGAAAAGAAGTTATTTTTTCATTAGACAAAAAAGGCTTTACTGATTTCATCAACTACACAAAAACATGGACAAATTAACACCAATATACGACCCAGAAACAAACACAGTCAGCGAAACACTTGCTATTGTAGAAAAAGGAATCAAGTCTATTTTAAGACGAGATCCATTTGCAGAATACAGAAAAGCAGCAGAATGGGGCTTCGCGAACGGACTTCTCCGAGTAAAAAGCGAATCAGAGATCAACCTAGAGCTGAGGTCTAAACCTTGGCTTGCGATCAACAGGTTGATAAAAGAAAATGAAATCATTAACGCAACTAATAGCTCTGATTCAAACTAAATGCCAACACAAATAGACCTTTTTCAGCTGGAACGAAGCGAAAAACCCGCACTAGATTTACCAAAACAAATGCAACCCAGCTGCAACTGGAGACCACCAGCACAGCTACCAAGTTTTGGCAAAATCATCGCAATTGACTTAGAAACCTGCGATCCAAACCTAAAAAAGCTAGGACCATCCTACAAACGAGGAGAAGGAAAAGTAGTCGGCATTGCAATAGCTGACGAACACCAAGAGGTTTACCTACCAATTGATCATCAAGGCGGAGACAACTTAGATAAAAATCTAATTTGTAATTACATACAAAACGTAATCAAGAACAGCACTGAAATACTGTTCGCTAACGCAGCATATGATCTTGGTTGGCTTAAAGTTCTAGGCATAGATATCACATGCCCAGTCCGAGATGTGCAAATTGCAGAAGCACTGATTGATGAAGAGCAGTATTCATACAGCCTAAACAATCTATCCAAAAAGTATCTCAAGCGAACTAAGTTTGAAGACAACTTAAAAAAGGCCGCAAAGCTTTACGGAGTAGATCCCAAAGGCGGTATGTGGAAACTTCCAGCCAGATACGTAGGTGAATATGCTGAGATTGATGCAAGGAATACTTGGGACGTATACCAGCACCAAATACCTGTACTAAAAGAGCAAGGCTTGTGGCCTGTATGGGAGCTAGAATGTAAACTAACCCCAGTCCTTGTTCATATGACAATGAAAGGTGTTCCTGTAAACATTGATGGCGCGGAGCAACTAAACAATAAACTTAAAGCAAAGGAAAAAGAACTAAAAAAGCATTTCTCAAACCTAGATATTTGGTCTCCAGCTCAGCTAGCACATCACATAGAAAAGCTGGGTCTTGTTGTTCCAAAAACAGAAAAAGGAAACCCATCCGTATCTAAAGATTTTCTAACAAATTGCAATCATCCTGAAGTTAAACTAATTCATGAAGCAAGAAGCATTAACAGACTCAGAAAAGTCTTTATTGAAGACATCATTCTCAACCAAAATTATAAAGGACGAATCCACGCAGACTTCAAACAGGTTGCATCGGACACTGGTGGGACTCGTTCAGGGAGGCTATCTTCAGCCAACCCGAACATGCAACAAGTCCCTAAGCGAAGTGATATTGGAAAAGCAATCCGAGCCTTGTATATTGCAGAGCCCGACAAACTCTGGTGTAAAGCAGATTACAGTTCACAAGAACCTCGCCTCCAAGTACATTACGCCCTTATTGGGGAATTTGGACGTCCCCTGCCAAAAGCCCTAGAAGCTAAACAAGCCTTTGAGCAGGGAGAAAAGCTATACACTTTCTTCGAAAAAACAACAGGCCTGCCATACGATACCTGCAAAATGCTATGCTTGGGTATTAGTTACGGAATGGGTATGAAAAAGATGGCGACAACCCTCGGCATATCTGAAGAAGCGTGCAAAGAAACAATGCGCAAGTTTAACAGTGAAGCTCCATTCCTTAAAGTTTTGTTTGACAATGCTATGAACATTGCCAGTTCCAGAGGATACATTAAAACAATTTTAGGACGCAGAGCCAGATTTGACTTCTGGACACCAAGCTTCGAAGAAACAGCAGTAAAAGGCTACGGAATGGCAAAAGGAAAATACCCAAACAAACCACTTCAAAGAGCATATACCAGCAAAGCACTTAACAGATTGATTCAGGGAAGTGCCGCAGACCAAGCAAAAAAAGCAATGGTTGATGCTTACGAAGCTGGTTTTGACATGCGATTACCAGTTCACGATGAGATCAACGCTATGGTTGACTCAGAAAAAGACAGTTTAGACTTGAAAACTATTATGGAAAATGCTATACCGCTCAAAGTGCCAGTTATTGCCGATATTGATCTCGGACTAACTTGGTGCTAATAACCACAACCAACTCAACAACCAATGAATGACGAACTACTAGAAGAAAGCGATATCATCCCTGTTGCATCTATCAAAGACTTGGATACAAAATCCGTTCCCGCAGATAGACTACAGGAAATCAAACAACTCGGCGATGCTCTAAGTGACTTAGATCGAAAAATCTTAGAACAAGAAGCCACAATCAGCACACTCAAAACAAATCGTAAAAAGATTGCAGAAGAGTTGATTCCCGACCAAATGCAGCAAGTCGGTCTTCAGCTTATCCAGCTGGATGACGGGACTAAGATTCAACTTAACGACTTCGTTGATGCAAGAATCAAAGATCCTCAGACTGCGTTCGAATGGTTGCGTGAAACCAACAACGACAGTATTATCAAGAATCAACTAAGTATCACACTGGATCGAGGTCAAGACGCACTCGTCACTCAGATACAAAACTTAGTTAAAGATTCGTTTGGTGTGGATACTGATGCAAAAGTCAGTGTGCATCATGCAACTCTAAAAGCTTTCTGTCGTGACGCTCTGGACGACCCAGAGCTGGCAGAATCCCTACCTCGTGAAGCCTTTGGTATTTACCAAGGAACACGAGCAAAAATAACCCAATAAAAAGAAAGAAGAAATATAGAATCATGGCGTTCGATATATCAACAGTAGCTGGCCAAGGAACAGAGAATCTGGATACAGGTTCGTCCTTGCCATTCATCCGCATCCTGCAGGACTTGAGCCCTCAACTCAAGCCCCAAAAAGACGAATACGTAGAAGGCTCAAAAACTGGTGACTTATTCTTTGCTAAAACGCAAAGCATCATCAACCAGCCTGCAGAGATCATCCCTTGCTACACTCAATCCATCTACACTGAGTGGGTTCCCCGCTCAAAAGGTGGTGGTTTCAAGGGTAATCACCCATTGATGATTGTAACTCACCCCGATTATGAAAAGGGACGTGAGCGTCAATATGACGAATGGCTCGGAGAAAACGAACTCAAGTTCACCACATACTGGTTTGTGCTTGTTAAGCTCAACGGTAAGTGGGAGCAAGCAGTTATCCCGTTTACATCGTCCCAGCTTCGCGTATCCCGCAAGCTGACTACAGACATCAACCGCTTCCGCTACGAAGGTATGGACATTGTTCCACCACTTTACGCACAAGCGTGGAAGCTGTCTTCTGTTCTGGAAACAAGCAAAAATGGCGACGACTACTTCAACTTCTCTTTCGATGAGCCTCGCGTTCTCGACTTTGAAGAAGATGAAGAAACGCTAACCATTGCGTCTGAAACGTATAACAGCGCAGCTGATACCCCACTACTACAGACTGCCGAAACTGTCAAACCAGCACTGGTTGACACTGAGGCTGTTCCCTACTAAAAGTAGTAACCATACATGCCTCCACCTTGTATTTTCAGGGTGGAGGCTTTAATGTCCCATGATACCTATAGCTGATTTAGCATTTAAATTTTACGAGCTTTTTGTAAGCAATCCTTCTGTTCACGGACAAACATCCTTAACTGGAAAAACCCGCGACCGCGACGGTAAGCAGGATTCTCGGTCGTTCTTGGTTAAAACCCCGCTGTCTACTGATATCTGGGAAGAACACCTTAAAGGTGAAAAGATCATTGGATGCACACCCCTCGTCAATGAAGACCAAGTCAAGTGGGGAGCCTTGGATGTCGACGTATACCAAGACACAAATACAACAGAAGACATTGTAGCTAAAGTAAAAGAACACCAACTACCTTTCATAGTATGCCGTTCAAAATCAGGAGGTGCGCACGTATACTTATTCTTCAGTGAAGAAGTGTCAGCAGCAAGTGTGATTGACAAGCTCAAATCGTTTAGTGCGTTCTTTGGACAAGGTGCTTGTGAGATATACCCCAAGCAGCCAAAGATCAGTAACCGCAAAGACGACAGTAAGTATGGTAACTGGATCAACATGCCATACTCTGGCAACCCAACACTTCAGTATGCTTTCGACGACGACGGTAACTTTCTTGACCCGCTAAAGTTTCTTGATCTTGCCGAAAAAAAGAAGCTTAGTAAGGACGATTTTAATAACCTGAAAGTTCCGAAACTAGAAACCGAAGAACTACCCGAAGGACCACCATGTCTTAACTACATCTTTCAAAATCGCACACAGCACAGCGAGTCCCGAAACGTCACACTTGCAAATGTTGCAGTGTATCTTAAAAAAGCAGCACCTTCTGACTGGAAACATTTGTTGCCCAAATATAATAAAAAGTTTTCTGAACCACTTGAAGAACGAGAAGTTGAAGCACTCATAAACTCTTACAGTAAAAAAGACTATAAGTATCAATGCTCTAGCCAACCTTTATGTCAGTATTGCGACGCTAAGCTATGTGGTCAGCGGAAATACGGCATTGGCGGAGAAGAATTTCTTCCAAACAACAGGTCGCTTATGCAACTTAAAAGTGATCCGCCGCTTTGGTTTTTGACACTCGATGACTCTGAAATCCAACTTACAACCGAACAGTTCGACAACTTTAACCTTTTCAATCAAAAAGTAATGGAGCGACTGCTGTTTAAATACCCTCCAATCAAACAAGAAGATTGGGTAAAACAGCAAAACCTACTTCTAAAGAACTGCACACAAATAGAGATTCCTTTTGAGATGACACCTGTTGGTCAGCTTGTGGAGTATGTGACAATGTTTTGTGCCAGTGCCAGCGAAAACCCAAACAGTATTAAAAACGGACCCATTAAGCTTAACCAATGTTTTTACTTCAGGATGGTTGATCTTAAAGACTATTTAAGCCAACAGCGATTCAAAGAACTTCCTGACAACAAAATCTTGTCAGTAATTAAACAAGTGCTTAAAGCAGATGCAGTGACCCACACTATCAAAGAACCAATACGGTTAAATGTAAGATGTTGGCGGGTTCATGAGTCTGCTTTACAGATAAACCCAACAACACCAATGCCGACCTTAGAAACAGATGACAGCTACTAACACAACAATCTTTGTAGCCAGTGCTGGAACTGGCAAGACCACAACATTAATGGACTTGCTTACAGACTGCTTAGAAAAAACAAGCCCTAACCGCATCTGCTTTACGACTTTTACCAAAGCTGGAGCAACAGAAGCTATTGACAGAGCTTTAGTAAAGAACGAAAAATACGCACAGTCCGACTTTGAAGCATTTAGTACACTACACGCTTTGTGTTACAGACGTATACCTCGTAGACAGATGCTGACCGTTCAGGATTACAAGCAGATTGGTGAGCTAACTGGTTACCCAATCACAGGCAGCGCAGCCTACTCTTCAAAAGACGGACTTGTCTATAACAGCAATGCGGGTGATAAAATCCTATACTATGATAGCTTGGTTCGTAACTTAAAAACAACTCCCGAAGATGTAATTAACTCTCAAATCGGTGCTCGCATTACAGCCGACGAGCTAACCGAGTTTAGTAAGTTTTATAAGGACTACAAACAAAAGAAAAACAAGTATGATTTTACAGATCAACTTGAAACATACCTTGCGCAAGACATCGTTCCTGACTTTGACTATGTGTTTGTTGATGAAGCTCAAGACTTATCTCCGCTACAGTGGGATGTAGTTGACTTTATCAACCAAAAAGCAAAGGAATTGTTCATTGCTGGTGACGACAAACAAAGTATCTTTAAGTTCGCAGGCGGTGATCCTAGTTCCCTGATTAACCGAAAAGGCAAACGAATTGTGCTTGATACGTCTTACAGACTACCCAAGCCAGTCCTAGCGTATGCTGAAAAAGTAGCCGATCAGCTAACAGAAAAGCAAGACTACACTGTAACAAGTAATAAGGATCACGGATCCGTTAACCATATCCACAGTTTAGCTGACCTTGACATGAGCAAAGGAACTTGGTTCCTGCTATGCCGTAACAAAGCACACATGGAGCTATTTGAACATGCATTAATGAAGAAGCAACAGTTATTTGTATCAGCAAGCAACCACTCGCTTTTCAACCAAAAACAAATTGATTTCATTCTTATGTGGGAACAGTTGCGACGAGGCTATAAGTTCAAAGCAGCTGATCTTAAAGTTCTTTACAGAGATTTCCTGCCATCAGGCCGAGTAGTTGCTAGAGGTTGCAAGAACCTTCTGGACTCTATGCCAGACAATGAGTTGTTTGATAAGGATCAGCTAGTAGACAACTTTGGCCTCAAGACCACAGTTAAGTGGGACTTAATCTTCAAGCTTCCAGAGTTTACCAAAGAAGTGCTACTAAAAGCCGAAGCAAATGGAACACTTGAGCGTAGTGCTGATGTTCAGATCAACACAATCCACTCAACCAAGGGTAGAGAGGCTGATAATGTAGTTGTGCTGCCAGACATCACAGAGACTACATATAAAGGTATGCTCAAAGATCCCGATAACGAACATCGTGTGTTTTATGTTGCTGCTACTCGCGCTCGCAAAAACCTCTACATACATGCACCAACAACTAACAGATTCTACCAACTACCAAAATGATATATAAAACTAAACCGTTCCAGCACCAAGAAGATGCTGTTAAACGTTTCGTAGACTTACCTTACGGTGCCTTGCTCTGCGAAATGGGCACAGGTAAGACTAAAATTGTGCTGGATATTGTGCAGAACTCCAAAGACAATATTGATGTTGTTGTTGTTGCTCCCAACGGTCTTCATCACAACTGGTTTGTTAATGAAATTCCTACGCACTTTGCTAAAGAAGCTGACGTCTTCTGTTGGAAAGGACCAATTAAAACTCAAAAAAGAAAAAAGGAGTTTGCTATGTTTGTTAACAATCCGCAGAAAACTCGCATTTTTCTTATCAACGTCGAGGCTTTAAGAACAAAAGCAGGCTACACGACCTGTGAGCAGTTTCTGAACTCTTCTACTTCCGAGTGTCACATGATTGTCGACGAATCAACCTGCATCAAAAACCCAAAAGCACTTCAAACTAAACGTGTGCTTAAGCTTTCAGAAAAAACCAACCGCAGGTGGATACTAAACGGCACACCGATTACCCAAAGCCCGCTCGATTTATTCAGTCAATGTCGTTTCCTAAGCAAAGATGCAATCCCATACAACACATACACCGCTTTCAAACATGCTTTTGCAATTGAAACAGTGATGACGATGGGTAGTCGGGCGTTTCGTAAGGTTATCGGCTATCAAAACCTTGAACAACTAACCAAAATACTTGAACCATTCAGCTTAAGGGTTGAGAAGAAGGACTGCTTAGACCTGCCAGACAAAACCTTTGTCAAACAGGCAGTTGAACTACACCCAAAACAAGAACGTGTCTACAACAGCATGAAGAATGACTGTTTGGCACTACTTGAGGGAGGAGAGCTCGTCACATCAACCTTGGCTCTGACCAAGATTGTAAAGTTACACCAGATACTCACTGGCTTTGTAACTGACGACGAAGGCACAGAACACCCAATAGACAACAACAGGATAGCTGCTCTTATGCAAATTGCTGAGACTACAAAGCCGTTGGTAGTGTTCTGTGCCTATAAGTTCAACGTTGTTCAGATTAAAAAAGAACTTGAAAAACAATTCCCAGATTCCAAAGTTGTGTCATATACGGGAGATGACAGCAACTCTGTAAGAAACGAAGGTGTAAGGCAGTTTCAAAACGGAGAAGTAGACTTTTTCTTGGCGACTTCTGCAGCAGCAAAAGGGTTGACACTCCATAGAGCTTCGACAATGGTTTATTATTCAAACAACTACAGCCTAGAAACCAGACTCCAAAGCCAAGATCGTATCCACCGTATCGGACAAAACAACAAATGCACGTATATTGACCTTGTGGTGCCCAAAACAGTCGACGAAGGCATCCTATCACGACTCAAAGAGAAAAAAGAGCTATCCAGTATGGTGCTAGATGACTTAATTGAAATCATAAAATGACTAAAACACCATCAACCAACCGCTCGCTGTTCGACCAGAATCATCAAAAAATACTAGAACGTGGTCTACATTCACTATCTCTAGCCTGTGAAGCACTCAAAAAGCAAAACAAACAACTCAGCAAAGACATACAAGCACTCAAGGCTAAAAATGCACGTCTTGAAGAAAAGCTTTTAACACTATAACTATGAAACGTACAAAAGCAGATCTCGTCCGAGAGTATATTAGCAAATACCCAGAACACGGAAACCGCACAATTGCTTCACTAATCATCAAGGAAAACCCTAACCTTTACACAAGCGTAGAAGCTGCCCGCAACGCAGTGCGCTACGCTCGTGGTAACTCTGGAAAAAGGAACCGAAAGAAAACTAGCTCCAATGCCAAGTATTTTCGTAAAAACGGCAAGGCTGGTGAGTACAAGATCCCTAAGTCCCTTGTTTCCAAGAAACGTATAGTCAATATACCAGACGGCAAGACACTGTTACTTTCAGATATCCACTTACCTTTTCACAATGTTGACGCTGTTGAATGTGCACTCAACCACTGTAAAGATCCAACCAGTATCATACTAAATGGCGACACAGTTGACTTCTATGCAACCAGTCGCTGGGAATCAGACCCAAACAATCGTGACCTAGCAGGAGAGCTACAGGCAAGTCGCCAGTTCCTGATGCATTTACGTGAGCGGTTCCCAGAAGCCAATATCTACTTCAAAGTAGGTAATCACGAAGAACGCTGGGAAAAGTTCCTGTGGCGCAAGGCTCCTGAGGTCTGCGGTGTGCCAGACTTTAAACTTGAAAAACTTCTACGCTTTGATAACTTGGACATCCAAGAGATCGGCGGTCGTCAACTATGTAAGGCTGGCGGACTCTGGATAATTCACGGACACGAATTCTTCAATACATTTGACCCAGTAAACTTTGCACGCACACTGCAGGTAAAAACTGGAGTCTGTACAATCGCTGGCCACAAGCACAAGACTAGTCAGCACTCAGTCAAATCTATGGACAACGACACAATCGCCTGCTGGTCAGTCGGTTGCTTGTGTGACCTAGAGCCAGACTATATGCCAGTGAACCAATGGAACTTGGGTTTCGCTGAGATCACCCACAAAGGTAAAAAATTTGAAGTCAACAACTATCGTATTATTGACGGAGTAGCTTACAGATAACAAATACATCCACAATGAAAACTGAAGAAAAGACAGCCTACGACCTCGGATATTTCGAGGGACAGGAGATTATGAAGCTCGCTTTAGCTAACCTCCAGAACCAAGTTCGGGAACTCCGCAAGGACAAGGAGCGACTGGACTGGCTACTGGACGAGGAGTCAGGTGTCAACCTTGAGTATGTCTATACGGACAAACAAGGGAAGTATGTCATCGTCTGGTTCGACGACCGTGAGGACATCGACAAGGCAATGGAGGAACACTTTGCTACCGAACGGTAACAGTGTCAGCAAAACGTCTCACTTATGCCGCCTTTATTACTGAGCGGTAAAACCATGAACTACTATGAAACTACTAAGCGAAACACTAACAGAACTCGGGGTTGAATTCAGCTTCCCTATCCGAATTGAGGACTCCAACGGCAACGAAACCTACTTCGAGAACAGCTCTGGCTACTGGTGGAAGGGTGAATACGATGACAACGGTAACGAAACTTACCGTGAGAACAGCGATGGCTACTGGTATAAGATTGAATACGATTCTAACGGTAACGAGACTTACTATGAGAACATCGA